TAAATTGTATTGAGTTGTGTGCCACTGTACGTAGTTGCCAACAGTGGGAGTCTGGCCTGGACTGACCTCCGGTGTCTGCACAGCGGGCGAACCGAGAGCGCGGGCCTTGCGCCCAGTCATCCAACGTATCTATCGGGGCTGCTAGGCGACATGTTTGGTGGTTGTCTGTTTTTCCATGCTGGAGCAGTGCAACAGCCTAGGTCTCTAAGGCCTGACGGCGCTCTGGGCAGCATGGTCGTGACGCTAGGCTTATGCTTGATAAGCACACTCCTCGGGGTGTTAGGCTGTAGTGAACGGACCTACGATTAACGGTCGCCGGAGGAGTGGATGCAGCGTAACCGGCTCTTGCATTATGTGAAATCTTAGACTATATTATACGATGTTAGCACTGCCACTGTTGGAGTGCTAAGGATTCCATGTAACATAGGAGAAAAACGATGGAACTGAGACCGCTTAATAATCGGGTCATAGTGAAGCGCGTGGACAATGAAACTGTCACGAAGGGCGGCATCGTCATCCCAGATTCTGCAGCTGAAAAGCCTGATCAAGGCACGGTGCTAGCTGCAGGTAAAGGGATCAAAGACGAGCACGGCAACTATATCCCGTTGGATGTTAAAGTCAATGATCGCGTGTTGTTTGGCAAGTACGCTGGCACACAGATCAAGGTGGACGGGGAAGATCTCCTCGTTCTCAAAGAAGAAGAAATCTTTGCCGTTATCGAAAACTGAGGAGTAGAACAACATGGCAGCTAAAGAAGTAATTTTTGGCGACGACAGTCGCAAGAAACTGTTGGCAGGTATTGATATCCTAGCCAACGCAGTCAAGAGCACACTAGGCCCAAAAGGTCGCAACGTTGCGTTTGAACGCAGCTACGGTGGTCCGTTGGTTACCAAGGACGGCGTTACTGTTGCTAAGCAGATCGAACTTAAAGACAAGTTCGAAAACATGGGCGCGCAGATGGTGCGCGAAGTAGCATCTAAGACTGCTGACAACGCAGGCGATGGTACTACTACTGCAACAGTGCTGGCACACAGCATGATCCGCGAAGGTCTCAAGCTGGTTGCTACCGGCATGAACAGCATGGACATCAAGCGAGGTATGGAAAAGGCAGTAGTCGCAGCTACTGCTGAGCTTGATAAGCTGAGCAATCCCTGCAGCACGCAAACGGAGATCGAGCAAGTTGCTAGCTTGAGCGCCAACAGTGATCATGAGATTGGTCGCATGATCGCGCAGGCAGTGCAGAAGGTTGGTAAAGAAGGCGTTATCACCGTTGAAGAAAACAAGAGCCTCGATACTGAACTCAGCATCGTAGAAGGCATGCAGTTTGATCGCGGCTACATCAGCCACTTGTTTGTGACCAACCAAGATAAGATGCAGGTACATCTTAACGATGCTTACATCCTCATCCACGACAAGAAGCTGAGCAACCTGCAAGCTATCATCCCAGTATTGGAATCTGTGATACAGACCGGCAAGCCATTGCTGATCATCGCAGAGGACATTGAAGGTGAAGCACTTGCTACACTGGTTGTCAACAAGCTGCGTGGTATCATCCAAGTTGCTGCAGTTAAGGCACCGGGCTTCGGCGATCGCCGCAAGGCCATGCTTGATGACATTGCTACCCTGACTGGTGGTACTGTGATCAGCGAAGACATGGGTATGAAGCTGGAAAAGGCCACGCTGGCTGACTTTGGTCGTGCAAAGAGCATCAAGATCGACAAAGACAACACTACTATCATTGATGGTGCTGGCGATAAGGATGCTATCCAAGCTCGTGTTGCACAGCTTAGGACGCAGATCGAAGATACCACTAGCGATTATGACCGTGAAAAGCTGCAGGAACGTCTTGCTAAATTGGCAGGCGGTGTTGCTGTTATCAAGGTCGGTGGTGCTACCGAAGTTGAAGTCAAGGAACGCAAGGATCGCGTTGACGATGCGCTGCATGCTACTCGCGCAGCAGTCGAAGAAGGCATTGTCCCAGGTGGCGGTGTTGCGCTGATCCGTGCACGCAACGCTATCAAGGACCTGCAGGGCGACAATATCGACCAAACCGCAGGTATCGGTATCGTGCTGCGTGCCATGGAAGAGCCTATCCGTGCTATCGTTAGCAATGCTGGGTACGAAGGCAGCGTAGTTGTGTTTGAAGTATCCAAGGGCACCGGTTCCTATGGTTACAACGCTGCTACAGGCGAGTACGGCGATTTGATTGCACAGGGCGTGATTGACCCAACCAAGGTTACTAAGACTGCATTGGTTAATGCCTGCAGCGTTGCTGGATTGGTGCTAACCACTGATACCATCATTGCTGACTTGCCACAGGATACCACTGCACCGCAAGGTGGTGGCAATCCTGGCATGATGATGTAATACGATCAACATGTTAGTAAATATAGAGAGGAGGGAGCAATCCCTCCTCTTTGCTTGTGCAACAACAGGTCTTGTGGTATAATAAAACATGATAAAACACTGCATCATTGATATCGAAGACGAAGTCAACATCAAGATGAATGGTCTTGATCTTGCTGCTCGCAAGGCCTGCACAAATGCAGTCAAGTATTTCATACCAGGCGCACGCTACAGTGCGGCTTACAAGCTGGGGCGCTGGGATGGGACCAAGAGCTTTGCTACACTTGGCGGTAGGACTTATCTTAACTTGCTTGACAAGATGCTGCCTATACTGCAGGAGCATGGTTATGATTTTGAGATCAACGACCAACGTTTGCAGTATGAGATCAGCCTTAATGAAGTAGATGAAAATGTACATGCACATAAGGTATGGCCTAAAGGACACGAACGTGCTGGCCAATCAATTGTGTTGCGAGACTATCAAGTAGCAGTAGTAAACACTTTCGTAGAAAATCTACAAGCAGTTCAGCAGGTTGCTACAGGCGCAGGCAAGACTCTCATAACTGCTACACTGTCGGCTATGATAGAACCCTATGGTCGCAGCATTGTGATTGTTCCCAACAAGAGCTTGGTTGAACAAACAGAGACTGACTATCGCAATCTGGGATTGGATGTGGGTGTGCTGTATGGCGATCGCAAGGAATATGATCGTACACATACTATCTGCACATGGCAAAGTTTGAACGTGCTAGACAAGAAGAGCAAGGATAGCCTGGATGATCATCAGCATGCGATATTCATGCACGGTCTCATGGGTATTATAGTTGACGAAGCACACATGGCCAAGGCTGATGTGCTGACCAAGCTGTTGACTACTAACTTTTGCCACATACCTATACGCTGGGGGTTGACTGGTACCATCCCAGAAGAAGAGCAAGATCAAATCAGCTTGTTGGCCAGCGTTGGACCAAACGTTGGAGACTTATTCGCGCACGAACTGCAAGAACGTGGCGTGTTGGCACAGTGCCATGTGAACGTGCTACAGACTCGCGAAACTGTGAAGTATAACAACTATCAAGAAGAGCTCAAGTTTCTAACAACTGATACTGATCGCATCAAGTGGATGTCTACGATGATTTCAGCTATCGCAGAATCTGGCAACACGCTGATACTGTGTGACAGGCTTGAGACTGGCAAGGCGTTGGAAGCTATCATCAATGACAGCGTGTTTGTCAGCGGTGCAGTTAAGACCAAAGATCGCAAGGCTGAATATGACAACATCGCTATTAGCGATGGGCAAGTATTGATAGCCACATATGGTGTAGCAGCAGTGGGTATCAACGTGCCTAGGCTGTTTAACTTGGTGCTAATTGAACCAGGCAAGAGCTTTGTTAGAGTCATACAAAGCATTGGGCGCGGCTTGCGCAAAGCAGATGATAAGGACTTTGTGCAGATCTGGGACATGACCAGCACTTGCAAGTTTAGTGCAAAACATTTAACTAAACGCAAGCAGTTCTATACTCAAGCCAAATATCCGTTCACCATAGAAAAAATTGACAGAACCCTTGCAAATTAATAAAAGTTTTGGATGATCTACCACTAAGTATGGTAGAACATGAAGATACTGACCAACGATAACATCAGTTTTAACCTAAATCAGATACCAGATAACGCAGATGATGTGCGATTTGGTGTGTTAGATTATTCTGATCAAAACAATGTAGACTACTACTTCATACCTTTGATATTCCTCGAAAGTTTCAACAGTCCCTGTGTGGATCTGCGCATAGGTGGATACAGCTTGCAGATGCCATTGGACTGGAGCGTGATCATAGGAGACAAGGACAGCGGTGAGATGGAGATCATGCCACTGATCTATCTCAACGATAAAGACTTTGATGTGTTCTGTTACAATCCGATAAACGGATATATGCCTGGCTTCTTAAAGCTAGAGATCATCAATATTTGGCCAGATGTCAAATGGTACTTCCCCAAGCTAAAGAACGGACACATGCTAGCTGTGCCTTTGAGTGACAAGAAAGGTCCTTACTGTGCGTACTTCCTTAAAGACATAGGCAAGATTCCAGAGAATCTTGATATACGCAAGCTGTTTTGATAATAAAACGCCGGCTTAAAGCCGGCGTTGTCATGAATGATATATGGGTCAGTATCGGGTACTATTAATACCTTACTTGTTTAGCTCTGGCTGTCGATGTATGCCCAAGTATTGTCTGGTAACGGATTAGGATAAACCGTCCAACTGTACTCTTGTCCATTAAACACTGTCACGGTGTTTTCTTTAATCACTTGGGCATAAACGTTTGAGGAACCGCTTGGCGATACTATGATGTTAGCCTGCCCTGGCGCAGTAACTGCACCGTTAACCAGATAGCACGGACCGCTGATCACCGCAGAATTACTGATGCTACGTAACACATAAGTGCTAGTCGCTTCTTGCTTGCTAATGTAAGCCAGCCCTGCTGCATTAAGTGATGGAAACCAAGCTGTGGCTAATATCGCGGGACCTGGTTGCGGAGGCAGATTGGCTGCGCGTCTGTATTCTCCCATGTATTGCTTTTTTAGCGGTCGACCCATGTGATATCTCCTAGTGGCTATGCGTGAAGATATTTAGTCAAACGAAACCCCCGGATCGCTAAGGTTCTCCGAGGGTGTCGCCTGAGTCTGCCAGCTCTTACGCAGGCAAAGGTTATTGTGTATTGATGTGTGCCCAAGTCTGTGATGGTAACTGATAACCCTGTGGTAACCAACTCCATGTTTGACCGATGAAGTTCTTCACAGTGTTGTCCATGATCTCAGCAGCCAGTGTGGGTGTTACACTTGGATTGATAGCCACTGTGGGAATAGCAGCGTATCCGCTACCACCAGCTGTGACCGTCACGCTGTCTACGGATCCGGCTGCGTTAATTGAGCCAGTGGCTGTTGCAGCACCCGTGCTAAACGTTACAGCTGCTACGCCACCATCTAGCGTGTCGTCAAAGCCGCTACCGCCGTTTGTTACCTGCACAGTGCTTACGAAATAAGTCAAGTTTGCAGTGGCGCCGCCGCCGCTACCAAGCAGCGTGACTGGGTTAGTGGCTAGCGCACGATAATCGCCTGCATTCGCTATGGTAAGAGTATTGACCCCCCAACCAATGTTGAACGTGGCACCAGTTGCGCTTACGTTTGTAACAGTCTGTGATGTGAACGTCACAGGATCTGCAGGAAGTCCTGCGGTTGTTTTGCTACCAGCGTTGTTTATGCTGATACCTACAACACCTCCGGTCGCACTAGCACTGGCGACTTCAATGACCACGTTTGCGGCATATCCAGCGCCACTTATTGTGAAAGTATCGCCAACTGTGTAGTTTGATCCGCCAACGGCAGCAGCAATAGTGCGCAACTTGACGCTGGCTACAGTGACATTGCCCTGTTGGTTGGTAGTGTATGTTCCACCGCTGATATTGAGCACGTTGCCTACACCGTAGTCTGCTGTTACAGCACCTGTTCCACTGGTATCAACAGTTGCTGAATAAACGCCGAGGTTGGCAACAGCAGTGGCGCCGCCGCCTTCTGCGTTGTATGGATACACTGCAATGTTGGCCTGTCCTGGGCCAGTGATTGGACCGTTAACCAGATAGCACTGACCTGGCGTTGACGGACCCTGTCCATCCACACTGAGCCACTGATAGCTAGTACTGGTCAACTGCTTGACAATCCAGCTTGGACGAGCAACTGTGTCGCCATTGATCCAGGCATTTCCGATGATAGTTTGGCCACTCAGTGTGACGTTGCCAAAGTATTGTTTCTTAAGTGGGCGTCCCATTTGTTTTCTCCTCTGGCGTTCTAAGCCTACGGGGTGGTGCCCCGTAATAAATGTTCATATCTATTTATCATGGTCCTGTGACATATGCGTTATAACATGTGCCAGCTTAACCATCTGGTAGAGTGGTATCGTATGCAGGATTATTTAGCAGCTAGGCTGCTGTCTACCACGTGCACACAGTTGGATTCTGGACCCCAGATGCTCCATTCGTGATGGTTGCCGTGCCAGTCCTTGATCTTGCCATTGGCAATGCGCATAGCAAATCCTGTGACCGTGCCCTCAAACCGTATGCTCATCAGTCCAGGCATGGGCGGCTCAGCAGCGTCGCACAATCTGTATGCGCCCAGCTCGCCTGTGCTAGCATCCTGTATCAAAAAGCGATCGCTGCCAACCTGCTTGATGATGTAGCCCCGGCCTATGCGACCAAGGTTATTGATCACAGGCATCAGAACCGGACCGTCGCTGGTAGGTATTCCGATCCATCGGTCTGTTAACGGGCGTCCCATGGTATTATTATATCACCATAAATGCCAGTTGATGAAACAACTTGAACAGTGTATACTAGATTATGGCAAAGAAAACTAACATACCAGGTCAGAAACTAAGCTTAGATGCCACGCTGCAGGCGTTGGACAACCGAGATCTGGGCTTTTATGACCGCCTCACAGACGAGGAACGCAAGGGCTACAGCCCATTCTTGTTGATGCGCTACATGAGTAGCCTGAGTCCGCAGAGTCCGATACAGGGCTATGCAGTGCTAGCAACCAATGATTTGGTCAATCTTGGATTCTTTAGCTTGGGCAAGCATCCAGAACTGCAGCACAAGCTGATGTGTCTGGCTGGCACAGGCCGCAAGCAGTATAGGCCCTACGTTGGCGCTAAGAATGCCAAAAGCAAGACCAAAGTGGTTGACGAGTTCTTGATGGGGTTACATCCTAGCATGAACACCCAAGAGCTGGCGCTGTTAAAGAGTCAGCATAACAAAGACACTCTCAAGCAGCTGGGCAAGGATGCTGGGCTCAGCGATGCAGAGATAAAGGAATTGGTTGAAGATGGCAAAAAGCTGGAGCGTGATTCCTAAGCAGTGTCGCTGTGAGTTCTGCAAGCGCGAGTTCAGCGATGAGCTCAGGCTGATCAACCATATCTGTGAAAAGAAGCGTCGTTGGTTCCAGAAGGACCAGCCGCAGGGTCGCATAGCTTTCATGGCATGGGCACGCTTTTATGAACTCAACAATCAGCTGGCTGGCAACAAGAGCAAGAAGACCTATAAAGAATTCATTGACAGCAAGTATTATCTGGCATTCAGCAAGTTTGCCAGGCACTTGCTGGATACTGCTGCGCCAGAACCCACACGCTTCATTGACTATGTGATCAAGCACAACCTGCCCATTGACAAGTGGACACATGACACAGTGTATGAAGAATATGTCAAGGATCTCATACGCACAGAACAGCCAGAGCAAGCATTGGAGCGCGGTATCGTGCTGATGCGGGAATGGAGCCAACAGCACGAACTACCTTGGTATGACTTCTTCAGAGAAGTTAATACCAATCAGATGACAAATTGGATCAAGACTGGTCGTATTAGTCCTTGGGTGCTATATAATTCTAACAGTGCCGAAGACGCTCTCAAGCGCTGTACACCAGAGCAGATAGGCATGATATTTGCTATGGCACCCACGGCACAGTGGACACTGAAACTCAAGGCTGACAAGGAAGGTGCTACCTTTGTCAAGGACACGCTAAAGAAAGCAGGATTATGATGGCAGAGATCACAGACATGTATGGCGCAGACGACAGCGATGCACCAGAGGTAACGCAACAGGTCAAGCGAGTGGTTACTAACACAGGCGGGCTTGTTGAATTTGAAGTGAACGGAGCTCGAGTGCGCACGGTAGACCCGGGATATGTTGCCATGCTGGAAAATCGCTTGATCCGAACAGAACAAGAGATAAACGATCTACGCAATGAGATAAGCCGTCTCCACAACAGCATGCGCAGTCGACGTGCTGAAACTGCACAGCTACAGAGACAGCTTGACGGCAAGATTGATAGACAATAGGATCTGCAATGCTGAACCGCGGCGACATTGACATAGATTTTGCGCACAGAGATGCTGCACTTGCTAGCCTGCGACACACACCTGCCAGCATCATCAAAGACAGCAAGATTGTCAAGCACAACACTGGCGTGTATTTCCATGCTGTGCCAACCGATCCGATCACTGGATTGTGCAGCTTAGATTACAATGCTGCAGACGCTGCTGGGTTCTTCAAGATAGACATGCTGAACGTGGGCGTGTATGAGCATGTGCGCAACGAAGCACACTTGCTAGATCTCATGGAGCGACCTATAGACTGGGCAGTGTTTTGTGATCCCAGTTTTGTGAGCCGACTGTTTCATCTTGGTAACTATGGCGATCTTTGTGCCAGGCTTAAACCAACCAGCATAGCACACATAGCCATGATACTAGCGCTGATACGTCCTGGCAAGAAGCACTTGCAA